AGTTCCAGATCCACCACCAATTTGAACTGTTGAAGTATTTTTATCAAATGTAAAGTTTGCGGATGCTCCAGATACTCCACCATCATTGAAGATAACTTGCGTATCAGATCCTGCAATAGGTCCAATTAACCCTTGAAGTCCTTGAATTCCTTGTGTTCCTTGAAGTCCTTGAGCACCTTGAGATCCAATAGTACCCTGAAGTCCTTGAATACCTTGAGTACCTTGAGTACCTTGAGTTCCCTGAAGTCCTTGAATACCTTGAGTACCTTGAGTTCCCTGATTACTTAGACCTTGAATACCTTGAGTACCTTGAGTTCCCTGAAGTCCTTGAGAACCTTGTAATCCAACTCCTTGAGCACCTTGAGTACCCTGAAGTCCTTGAGTTCCTTGAGATCCAACTCCTTGAGCACCTTGAGTACCCTGAAGTCCTTGAGTTCCTTGTGTTCCCTGAAGTCCTTGAGTTCCTTGAGATCCAACTCCTTGAGTACCCTGTGTTCCCTGAAGACCTTGAGCACCTTGAGTTCCTTGTGTTCCCTGAAGTCCTTGAGTTCCTTGAGATCCAATAGTACCCTGAAGACCTTGAGTTCCTTGAGTGCCTTGAAGACCTTGAGTACCTTGTGTTCCCTGAAGTCCTTGAGTACCTTGTAAACCTTCAGCATAAGGTGTTGTCCAAGAAACACCAGCTCCAGTTGATACAAGAATAGACCCAGAGGAACCTACAGTATTATTAATATCTCGAATTCCCGCATCAAGTTCAATATCACTACCAAAAGTAGAAATACCAGAAGTAACAGTTAAACCGCCAGACGTAACTCTTATTCCATTTCTAGCGGTTATAACACCAATAGCATCTACATTAACAACATCCTCATAGGTCAAAGTTCCACCAATAGAAACATTTCCAACAACAAAAAGTGATGATCCTACTGTAAGAATACCAGAAATTCTTGCGTTTCCAACAACATCTAATTTTGATTTTGGATCTGTAGTTCCAATACCAATATTAGAATTATTAAGTACTAAATCACTGCCGAACCCTATGCGATTTTTTGCCATTTATCAGGACACTTTTTTATATTTATTTTAACTATAAAGTTATTTTATTAGATACAACTTTAACAATTGCAGGATCTTTAGTATTCATAGTTATAGATATGATTACATTATCACCAACAACAATACCGTTAAAAGACCCAAGATATTCATTCGTTGCGATGGAACCATATTCAATAATACTTACACTAGTTGCATCATGTATTGCAAGTAAATCTGTTGCCTGATAATTAGTTCCTTGAGTTACTTGAATTTGTAGTCTTGAAGAACGAAAGTTACTGGAAGAAAAAGTATCAATTGTAGTTGCAGATGTTGTTGTTACTCCGGTAACCGTAGTATCAATTCCATAAACAGGTCCAATTGAAAGTTGTGATATTGAATTTGTTGCTGCAATACCAACATTAGAAGTAGTATGAATTCCTACCCCAGTTGCAACCCAATAAGACTCCCCACCACCACCACCAGCACCAGAAACAGTTTCAAATTCAAACTTTTGAATTGAGTGATTGTACTTTAAGAACTTGCCGTCATAAGCAGAAGCATTCGTGGCGATCCCAACAATATCATCAAGATACTTAAGTTGAGTTTCACCACCACCACCAATAGTGGCCAGTTGCTGCTGAATACGATTGATGAATAATTTATAATGTTGTTGAAGTTGATCAAGAGTTACGAAATTTTGATCAAGAGGAGTGAGAGGATCCTTATTATCAGTAGAAGATGGTTCTACAATAATATTTTCTGTAAGGATTTCTTTCTCATTAAACTTTTCAAATACCTCTTCAAGGTACTTTATTTTTTTAGTTAAATCGTGGTTCTTCTCTTCAAGTGCTTCAATATTTAATTTTTTAATTGCAGAGCGAACATCTTTTTGAATTTGTTCAAGATTTTGATTCTGTTTTCTAATATGAGATTCATTACGAACAATCTCAACCTCTAAGTCTGTAACCTTTTTGTTTATTTGTTTCTTATATTCTTGACCATTTTTTAAATCTTCAACAACATAATCACGAATGTTTTTAATTTCTAAAATTCTTTTCTTAGCAATTCCAATTAAATCGGTTTTTTCACCTTCGATTAAATTAACTTTTTCTAAAATAGAATCTACAGTTTCATCAAGTTTTTCTTGAAACTCATCTAATCTAGATTCTGTTTTCCTCTCAGTCTCTACGATTAAACCTTTATATCTTGGAATCTCTTTTTCCTTTAATTCTAAAACGATTCTATCAAGACTCTTAAAATCTTCAATAATTGAAGCAAGACTTTTTTCATTAATACCATGAAGATTTTCAGTAAGTTCACTGTACTTATTATCTACAAACTCACCAATTCCTTCAAGAGTTTCACTTACATTTTTTTCTAACTCTTCGTAACGAGTATTAGTGCGAATCTCTGAATCAACAACTAACTTTTTATATTTTGGAACTTCAATCTCAAAAAAAGTATTTACAGATTCTGTAAGTCCAGATACATCTAGACGAATTTCAGTAAGATTTTTTTCGTTTATCGATTTAACTTTATTTTGAACATCGCTAATACTTTGATCAACAATAAGTAGTTGAGATAGCATCGCACGATCTAAATCTTCTTTCTTTAAAAGATTCTGAATTTCTATTTGAATTTCTTCTACTTTTTCAGATAAATGATTAGCTTTTTCTATGTTATTTCGATAATTTTCAAAAGTTTTAGAAAATTCCGAAAGAACTTCATTTTTTTCTAAATTGTTTCTGAATGCATCAGAAAACATATTCAGTTCTGGTTCTTTTACCAGATTCTGAATACTATTACCAACAGATGCTTGATCTTTTTTAAAATATTCTGAAGGTTTCTTAAGAGCCACTATTATAACAATTTACTTATAGGAATATTTATTATACAATAAACTAAACACTAAGTCAAAACTATAAATACTTCCAGTGTTTATTCACAATAAGAAAAATGAAAAGATTAGCATTTATCTTTTCGTTATTCTTAGTTACTCCTGTAAGTGCAGCTGAAATTACATCAAAAATAACTGACTCCGTTCAATTATCAGTTCAGGGTGCTGCGGTACAATCAACAAGAATCGGTGCTTCTTATTCAGCATCGGGAACAAATATTCAAGCAACTTCATTTGGTGGTGTAGGTGGTGCTGGAACTTATGATATTAATACAGCAGGTCAAGCATTTACTTTCTCAGAAAGTTTCAATGCTGCTGATACACCAGTCACCACTCAGTCGGTCTCTAGTGGAGTTATTGCTTCTCCCAACCTTTATGGGGATAGTGTTACTCAGTTAGCAGGAGACAAAGGTTCTCTCGCTGGTACATTATCACCAATAGGCGTTCCTACTGTTACCGCTGGTGGTCCTGGTACTACTGCTACTGGTCAAAGATCTATTGAGTTAAGCGTATTCAAATGAGACATTTAACTCCCGTTTTGCTTTTGGCAACGGGAGTCATTTGTACTCCTGCATATGCTGAAAGCGTGGTGCCTAATTTTACCAGAGGTACGATTACGGCAACCACAGAATCAACAACAAAAATCATAGAAACGATTCGCCAAGTTGAATATACAACTGGCACATCATACACTGTGTCTGGAACTAACATCAATATTCCGGGAAGACCATCTCAGGATTCTAATTATAGTATCATGACTCAGGGTGCTCCATTCCAGTTCAGTGAAACAACTCTTGGTCCTGGAGTGGCAAAAGAAACATGGATAGATCGTACCACAGAAACACAATCTACTACAAACTCAGTATCTGTCTTTACGCAATGATGCTTCCTGCTTTTGCACAGCAGGCTCCATCAAACACTAACATTGCAGGACCTTCTGCATCTGCGACTGGTAATGTAACAAACCAAGCAGTTCAGGTTCTTCAAGGTCCGTATGCTGTTAATACTTATGGTTCTGGAGTAAGTTGCCAAGGAGCAACTTTTTCACTATCACCCTTTTTGATGAGCAGTCAAAACAATAGCGATGACCCAGAAACCTTTGCTTCACGTAACGGAAACTGGGGAATTTCTGCTGGAATTAATATTCCATTAGATAGTGATTTAATGGAATTGTGCAAAAAAAGAGCAGCAACTGAAATTTCTAGACAACAAAGTGAAGTAGAAAAAAGTCGTTTAGATTTTGAATTAGTAAGAGGAAAACTTTGCCTTGAAATGATTAAAAATGGAGGTTTCTTTCACCCAGAAAGTCCCTATGGGAAAGTGTGCGCCGATATAGTTGGACCATCTCCGAATGGATATTTAATGACTGGAAATGGACAAGTTGTTTCTAAAATAACAAAATAGGTTAGACTTTGAACTTCTTAATTTGTATAAATAATAATATAAGTTCAAAGTCTAACCATATGGGAAAAATCTATTTAATTAGAAATACAATCAATAATAAAGTATATGTAGGACAAACAAAATTAACTCTTGAACAAAGATTTAAAGAACACCAACAACCTAGTAAAAAAACGGCAATATCACACGCCATTCAAAAATATGGAAAGGAAAACTTTATAATAGAACTTTTAGAAGAATGTAATATTACAAATCTTGACAAAAAAGAAACTTTCTATATTAAAAAATATAACTCATACGAACAAGGATATAATAATACAATAGGTGGAGGAAGTCAGTACATTTCACACACACCAGAAATAAAACAGAAATTAAGTGAGGCAGCAAAAGGAAAATTAGTTGGTGAAAAAAATCCAGCAAAAAGACCAGAGGTGAGAAAAAAAATTAGCGAGGCACAAAAAAAGAGAGTTGAGTGTGGTGAATGGAAAAGTCCAACAAAAGGAGGACATACCCCAGAAGCATTAGAAAAAATGAGAGCAAATCAACCTGATAGAAGTGGAAAAAATAATTCTAGATATGGTGTAAAAATGAGTGAAGAAACTAAACAAAAAATTAGGGAGAAGCAATTATTAGCGCAACAAAGAAAAAGGGACGAAAAATTAAAAAATGGAACCAATAAAGCTAATTGATAATTCAAATTTAAGACCAATAAACGGAAATAATCCGATTAACATACCAAATGCAAATATTAATAGGATTGATGGACCTTCTGTAATTTCAACTATAGATAGACCAACAATTCGCGCTGTTGAACAACCCGTTGTTCGTGGGTTAGAAGTTCCTGTTGTTGATGTTCCAAATACTGCAATTAAGTATCCAGTGATTAATGTCCCTACACAGGAAGAGTTTGATGCTGCAGTAAAAGCAGAGAAAGAAAAGCAAACACAAGAACAGCAAGATAAAACAAGGGGATTACCAGATACTACCTCTCCTCCTCAACTGCCACAGATTGTTCAAACCCCCCCATCTCAAACTTCCACACCAGTTGCAGAAATACCAGCAGAAACTAAACCACAACCTACTTTTTCGGTTTATGGAGTCGATGTTAATCTACCTGACCCTTCTCTTGTTGCTACGGCTGGTGCTGTCGCAGTAGTCACAACTGCTGCAACTATTGCATCTACAACAGTTCTCAATGCATTAAAAAATGCTGCTGAACCAATCATTAAAGAAGCAACCAAGAACAAGTTTAAAATCAAAATCAAACACGTCAAACCAGTTCTTCATTATGTCCTAGCAGAAGAAGGACACATTGATATATTTGAATACTCTGCTGATGGAACAAGACTTGTAGAACAGATTGATAATGTAGAACAATACATTCGTGACCAAGTTGAAATAAATGCTCTCTATGAGATTGATAACAAGATTATTATTGATGATGTCATAGCAGATAAGTTTACAAAAGAAGGCAAAGAAAGATTTAAACCTCTCTTTGCCCCTGCGAAAAAGATTGCGAAAAAACTTTCTGCTAGATTATCATTCTAAATCCAAGGTTGATACAACCCAAGATATAACCATAACTGGTATATAAGTAATCACATTATACAAAGCATCAAAAAAGAAGTTATCAAACCTCGATTGATTCTTCTTCTTTTGCGTTTCCTCTTGCTGCTTTTGAACGGTCTGTGTCATTGGATTTCCTCAACTTAAATGCGGCATCGCCAAGAAATGATCCAACAGCAAGAGTAAGCACCTTGGCATATGCATCTCTATTTGTACTTTCCAGTTCTACCAATCCCTCACTACGAATAGCAACCGATTCCACAGCAGAAATCATAACTGCTGACCAAACAATAATAAACAATCTAACAATATTAAAGTAAATCACTTTTGTCTCCTTGATTCAAGTAAAGCAAAATCTTTCTTTTTCGTTCCACCATCATATTCCCAACATAGTCCCTCATCAATCATTTGCTGATTGACAGATTTCTTTTTATTGACTGCGGAAACTTCTTTATCTCCAATAAACAAATGTCCCAGAATCCTACCATATTTTTCGGTAGAATCTGGGAGTTCTGTTTTAACAACAATGTCAGTTTGTCCCTCTAACTTTTTCTTTAACCATTCCTTAACTTCAAGTCCTAATGCTTTTTCTTTTGCATCAGTAGTGCGACTTTCAGGAGTATCAATCCCAGCGAGGCGAATGCGTTTAGTGAGAGAAATATCAAACCCCAAATCAATATCAGCGTCAATAGTGTCCCCATCGACTACTTTATGAACTGAGCGAATACGATATATGTATGGATCTTTGTCTGCCATTAGAAAGGAAACTTAATACTTCCAGTATTTATCTTTGGAATAGGCAGTTTTTC